CGTATATTTAGTATACCAAGTAGTATCTACATTCTTCTAGAAAAGCTAGTTTCACGAGTTCGTCATTTGACAGAACGAGGATGGAGTATTCAAATAGGTCGTCCTTGGTCCAAGGGTGGAGCTGACTTCTTAGCCCGCTGTTTAAAAATCACACGTGAGAATTGTTTTTCTCCTGAATTAGGAGAAGGAGACGGTAAGATGTTTGATATCTCTGTCATAGAGTATTTTGTTAATCTTTATTGGTCGACAATGTTGGTACATTTTGACCCAAATATGCCAGATTTTCCTATCTTTGAAAAAGTTTGTAAGTTCTTGTTACGTAATATGATTCATAGGGTCACAAAGATTTTTTCAGATATTTGGGTTACTGTTCGTGATGGTGTTCCTTCAGGAGCCTATAATACTTCACATATGGATTCATTTATTATGCTGATGTATTTTTGCTTGTTTGGTGTTTTTCAAATTCATAATGCACCAGAGCAAGACCGAGAAGCTCTAGAAATGGAGTTTTTGGATATAGTTGCCATAGTGGTTTATGGTGATGATTTCTTATATCGCAAAGGTCTCGGCGTGGCTTCAATTTACTTATCTGTTCATGCTTTTGCATCGTTCATGGACAAACATTTTAACGTAAAAATACGTGATATAAAAGACGGCATTCCTTTTTGTTCTAAAGTAAAGGATGGTTGGATTATAAGCATGGGTGCAACCTTTTTGAAGCACCAGTTTGTTGTTAATCCAAACGTAGGACCCGGTCAAGCTATCTTTCTTCCTTATCGAGAATCAAGGGAGTTTTTGACACGGGCAATCTGGGGACGTATACCTCGTTTTCGGGATGTTATAGATACAATGATGTCTGTTTTAGGTCATGCTTATGGGACTTACGCATCGAATATGGATGCGTATGACAGACTAAAGTTATTATATTCCGAACTACTCTTCTCTATAAAAGATATAGAGCATTTGCAAGATCATATGTTGCAGCGAATGACTCTTGATGATATTAAGAAACTACGACAAGTGGGTTTGACACCAGCAGAACTAGTTTCAGGTTTTCCTTCATATTCTACACTTGTAGAGAAGAATATAGTAAATCCATCGTATCAAGATACAGCTTTATTGCCCATGGATTTTACTGATGTAGTTGGAGCTTCAGATATTTTCTAGTTTTACTAGTTTGGGCTTTATGGGTAGGCCTCTAATTTACTCTCAAAAATAAATAAAATCGCGTCATGGTGAAATTCCATGCCACTCCTCTTCTAAATAGTTG